TGTCCTTCTGTTTGGCTACCTGAGACAGAAGAGCCAGACGCATCAACGGAAACATTAACAATATTAGTTGTACCTCCAATATCTTTGTTAGGTATTACATTCCCACCCCTTGAACCCATCTGTAATAATTCTGGGCCTCTCTCTCCTACTAAAAATGCACCGCCAGCAGCAACAGGGCCACCATTTGCTCTTTTACCAAACAGTCCACCTAGGAAACCTTTAAAACCTTTGCCACCGCTTAATGAATCACCTATACCGCTTATTGCTTTATCTAATGCAATGTCTAAAAGTTTATTTTTAAGATTATTTAATACACCAGAAATTGCCTGTCCAAAACTTTTACTTCCATTAATTGCCTCTCTTAAACCACTTACCAAGTCACTTCTTACAGATTCACCTATTTTTTTAAAAGTTTCTTCTAATTTTTTTGCCTCTTCTTGTGCTTTTTTTTCTGCCTCTGTAAGTTGTTCAACTCCTGTTTTTATCTTTCCATTAGTTGCAACTATATTATTTTTTGCATCAACTTGTTTATTATTTTCTTCTGTTATTTGTTTTTCTACACCACTAAACTCAATAACACTTTCTTTTAATTCGTCTAATTTATCTTTAAAACCTTCAAATGGATTTTTTAATTTTGGAATTTTTATGTCTAAATCTAATGAGGGTATTTTAAGCCCACCTAATAACTTTTTTATTGGCTCTGGAATAAGATTTATGAGATTTTGTATTGCTTGTTGAATATTAGAAACAACAGTTTGTACTATTCCACTCACTGTTTCTTTAATACCACTTGCTGTTTTAGCTACTGCCACAACCACTTTACCAATAACACCTCCAACAACTCTTGCAAAAAAGATAGCCTCTTGTGCCGAATCAGAAACCGCCTCTTTTATACCTATCCAACCCTGTTCAAGATTAAATAAAGTTGCTGTTGCATCAACTCCTATTGCTTCTCCAATAACTTTTCCGATTTCGCCAACAAGAGCAAATAATTGTCTGAAAGGTAAAAATACAGCTTTAACAGCGAGTCCTAAAGCTTCGACAGTTACAGCAGTTACTTTTAAAACTTCTCTTATTATTATTCCAAACTCAGAACCTTCTGTTGTTAAATTTGTGAAGGCACTCCCAAGTCTTGTTAGTTGTCCTTGTATTGTATTAGTTGCTGTGAAAGCGTCTTGAGCGGCTCTTCCCTGTGCATTTGCTTGATTTTTCAAAGCCTCATTAAATTTAACTAATTCATCATTTAATAAAGGTTGTATTGCTGTAAGAGCCTCTACACTTCCAAATAATTTTGATAAGTTATCTGCACTTGATCCTCCACTTGCAACAATTTCCTCTAAAACTCCACTTAATCCTTTTGACTTCAATGCAGCAGCACTAAAATCAATGCCAAGTTTTTCTGCCACTTTAGATGCTTCACCAGTAGGCTTTTGTATCGAAGCAATAACCTGTCTTAATCCAGCAAAAGTTGATTCGACAGGAACACCAGTTGCAGTTACAGCAGAAATCGCAGCATTTAATTCATCTATACTTACACCAGCACCAGCCGCTATTGGTGCAATACGTCCTATCTGTTGTGCATATTGATCTACAACAATTTTACCATCAGCCTGTGTCTGTGCGAATCCGTCAACTATTTTTCCAGCTTTATCAGCCTCTAAGCCGTAAGCATTTAAAACAGATGTGGTTGCATCAGTAACAGTTTGCAAATCAGAAAAACCACCAGTAGCACCTAACTGGGCTGCTTTTAAAATATTTGTAATCTCAGCAGTTTCAGCAAACCCAGCAGATGCTAGGTCATATGATGCCTGTAATAGTGAAAGCTGTGAAACCTGACCGCTTAATTCATTTGATAAGCTTGCAAGCTGTGGTCTTAAAGCTTCAACATTTACTCCAAGAGTCCTAACTCTTGCGATAGCAAAGTCTTGTGCAGCTAAATTTGTAAATACTTTACTTAATAAGCCGATAGCAGTTGTTATACCAGTAATAAAAAATAATGAACTTTTGACAGCAGCCCCTAAAGCTCTGACTCCACCAGCAGCCCCTTTAGCACCAGCACCAGCACCAAAAAAACCTTTTTGCATCATGGGTAAAGCTTTATTTGCGTCTTTTAATTTGCTATTTGTTCCGTTTACAGTTTGATTAAATTTTTGTGCCTGTGTATTAACATTCTTAAGCGCGGTAATCGCTTGCGTTGCTCCAACTCTTAGCTCTACATTGGAAACTGCCACGATTAAATAATATCTCCTTCAACTATACTTTGATTTTCTCTTAATAGCATCTGCCTGTTTCTTTTCTCTATCATACTTTAATTCATAATAACCAGCAAAAAATATTAATTCTTCATCAGTTAAATGAGTTCTTAACTCACTTACGGTCTTACCTAATTCTGTTGCTAGGAAGAACTCAAAATTTAGCCAGTTATCCCCCTTTAAGATTCCTTTGCGTTTTCAATATTTGCATTTGGATCAACATTAAATAAAAATAGTTCTATCTCATTTAAAACAGATTCAGGTAAATCATTTTGCAAACTGGCAAAATCAGAAGGGTGAAAAGCTTTAGTTCCATCTTCTTTTTGTGCTAATTGACAAAGCATATGTGTTGAAACTGTAATAGCGTCATCAGTCCCAGCCCTTTGAGTAGCTCTTGCTCTGTCTGCTCTTGTAATAGCGGGAAAATATAAAGTCGTAACTACATTTCCCTCAGAGTCTTTAACTTCAAATTTTCTTCTTTTACTTAAATCAAAAGCTTCTCTTAGTATTTCTAAAGTTCTTTTATCTGACATAAATTAAATTGCTGAAGTGATTGTACCAGTTGGCTTAAATGTAATGCTTATTGTATTTGGATCTCCAAGTGATGAACTTTGTTCAAAACTCGTAATGATTCCATTAAAGCTTATTTTTTTTGTACCGCTAGAACTATCAGGAAATAATTCAAAAGCTGCTGCCCCTGCATCACCAGTAGTTAAAGCACCATCTATAAAAGCTGCAGTTTCACCTGTAGCAGCATCATCATAAAGTAGTTCTGCTGTACCCTCACCCTCAATCAAACCTCCAACAAAAGCTTTAAAAGTGTCGCCTTGTGCTGTAATTTCTTGAGTGTCTTTAGAAATTGACATAGACCAACTCGTAGTTCCTAATACTGGATTTACAGAAGAGCCAGCATCGTCAAACTTTACTTGTCCGACATCACCTTTTACCTTTGCCATAGCTATTTATAGAAGATTTATAAATATATTAACCTTTTTCAGCTTTTTTTACATCTTTTTTTTGTGCTTGTTGTTTTTCCATGTATCTTTTACATTGATTATCCCAATATTGTGGTTCTCTTCTACCTTTAACAGCTTCAATAGCGTCAAGCATTTCTTCAGTAATTTCAATCATGTTGTAAGAGCTTCATATAGTTCAAATGTTATTCTAATCTGCGTTTGAAATTTACCTTCTGGACTTGATTGTAATATCTCAGGCCCGATCGGTGGATCAAATCGTACATCAGAAACTGTGATTCTATTAAATAAATTTCTTAGTCTTTTGGCAATATCAAAATTTGCTCCTGATCCTAATCCTTGCTTTGTATAAATATTAAAAATAATAAGACCAACGACAAGATTTGTAGAGGTGGTGCTTGAATTAGGTGCTTGTTGTGTAAGGTATTCACTTGATCCAAAGCTAGTGATACATTGTATATATTGATCAACATTAGAGGCATCAAAGGGAATATTATTGAAAACTAAAGGTATTGATGGTCCTATTCTAAACTCATCATTTAATCGTTTTTCAATAGTTGCTCTAACTGTGTTTAAATCTGTAGCTGTCATAATTTATTTACCAAATTGACCTTTCATCCAATTTTCAAGTTCTTTTGCAATCAACTCTGGAAAACCAGCTTGTGTATTTTGTCTCGTTCTGTATGAACCACCCCATGATGGTGGTAAGTTAGTGCCATAACAAACTGGTTCTGCATAAGGTAAATTATTGATAATTGTTCCGTTAAATTTTTTTATATCGGTTTGCCATGAATTTCGTAATCTTCCAGTATCAACTGGTGTAGCTTTTTTAACTCTTGCTGTCCACTCCAAAGTTGTAGCTGCTACAAGGTCAACAACATCTTCTTCAAAAAAATCATTTATTTCTGTAAGTTTTATTTCTCTAACCATCTTTACCTCAGAAAAATATCAAAGCTTATAGCTGTATTACCCTGCTCATTAGTATTAATTTGAATGATTTTATATTCTGTTCCACTAATAACAACTCGATCAAATGTTGTTGGAGTAAAACTTATATCACCAGCAGAGATAGTCAATCTTTTGTCTTGACTAGAAACTAAGTCAGTCACCTCAGATCTCGTTACATTGCTAACAACACCTTTTATTGTTGAATCGTTTTTTACTTCACTTATACTGCCACTGGTAGAATTATAGATGCCTGTAGTGACTCTCCTATAAGTAACAGTTCCACCAACAGACCGCATAGCGGCACTAATTCCTTTAATAGCTGCTTTTGCAATGCTCATAAGTAATACGCAATAACGGCATCACCACTTGAAACTTG